CGATGGTATGTTTGCTGACCCTGCTGGTGCTGACTCTATCGCTAACCTTACCTTAGTGCTAGGTCAGATTTTCTCTGCTCAAGTACCTTGGGAACAGGGAGTTGAAGCTGTTAGGCGTGGATTGAAAATTCAGCCTAACGGACTACCTAAACTTTACATTGATCGAGGCTGCGTTGAGCTAATCAGGCAAATGATGGGCCTACGCAGAAAGCCTGAGAAAGAGGGCCTGAATCCTAAAGAAGGACAGGTTGACTATGACGATCATGGCCCGGACGCTTTGAGATACTTCTATTCGCAATATTATATTCTCGGAGCTGGGTCAAGCCTGAGTGACGTGTACCATCCTACTGATCGGTCGGAAAGTCATAGCTACTTTACGGAAAAGACACAGATGGTACTCGATACTAAGATAGGATACGATTAAGTACCATGAGCGAGACAAAGTACGTATCCAGGGGTGCTGAGGAGGTTCCTGCCTCTTTCACAAATGAGCTAGGCTCATCCATCTCCCTGCAATTAAGGGATATGGTGCCTACACTCTTTAACAGAGTACAGGCACTACGTCAGTATGACTACATGAACAAGACTGACGCTGTGATTTCCGTAAGCCTTCGTGCAGGTAAGACACCGATCCAATCCGCAGACTTCTACATTGATCCTATTGGTGAAGATCAACAAGCAGAAGATGTTGCTGACTTTGTTCACTTCAATCTTTTCGAGAACCTATCTTCACCTTGGCAGTATGTTCTTAATAGGGTCTTGAAGATGTATCAACATGGTTGCGCCGTCATCGAACCAGTTTACACAACAGGTTCATGGGCGCCCCACAGAAGTATGGCTAACCGTAAGAAGTACAACCTACTTAAGAAACTGGCCTATAGACCAGGGCCTACGATTCAGAAGATCGAGTATGATGAAAATGGCGGACCGCAGAACATTTATCAGATTGCCCTCAGGGGCGACGGTAAGAGTGATGAAATCGTCATACCAATCGAGAAGGCAATTATATTCTCTATTGGAGACAGTGACGATCATCTCGGAGAATCATTACTACGGTCCGCGTATCCTCACTGGTACTATAAGACTCACCTGTACAAAGTAGATGCCATTCAGAAAGAAAGGCATGGTATCGGCGTCCCTGTGGGGAAGTTGCCTCCTGGTTATCGTGAGGCAGACAAAGATGCAATGAATGAGATGCTCAGTAACCTGCGTACTAATGAGCGCAGCTTCATTACGCTACCACCAGGTTACGAGATTGAGTTCGCAGAGATTCATACTAACCTAGTTGATGTACTAGGCTCAGCGAACCATCATGACATTCTCATCATGCTCAACGTCTTTGCAGAGTTCATGATGCTAGGATTGTCTGCCGGCGGAGGTAGAGCTACGTCAGGCGCACAGACTGACTTGTTCTATAAGTCAGTATGGTACATTGCAGAAGCTGTCTGTGACTTCTTCAATATGTTCCTCATTCCGAAGTTAGTCAAGTTCAACTTCGAGACAGACGTATTCCCACAGATGAAAGTTCGGAACATTGGTCAGGCGCGCGATATGCAACAGTCTGCCGCAGCGATGGCTAACTTGTTCCATAACAATATCTTGACGCCAGATATCGACACAGAACAGTACATGCGTAAGCTGTTCGATATTCCGCTCAAGAAAGGAAAGGAACAGACTCCTATTGTTCCTCCAGGTCCTACAAATAACAACTCCAATTCTGCACCCACAGCAGATGTTTCTGCTAATGGTGGGCAGGGTAACACAACCAAAGGTCCTACTCAAGCATAATGCGTAGCGTGCCCCCTTCAACTTACATAGCAAGGAAAACTCCATCATGCCCTACCAAAAAGCCTTGGGGTGTTTTCAATAAACAAACAGGAACCCTTAATAACAGATGCCATTCATCAAGAGCAAAAGCACTCGCGCAGATGCGAGCAATCTACGCATCGGAGAGTGGGAAAATGAATAGTGAACAAGCTGTTGTAAGTCTCGTTAAGTCATTCAGTGATGAGTGGATTGACGGGGACAAGAAATGGGTGAAGGTCTACCCATTTAGCAGTTGGACTCATCCACTGTTTTCAGATACCACCATCGACGAAGAAACAGCTACAGCACTAAAGGAGAGCTTCGATGGTAAGTATTACGGAGAACAGGAATACGTCGTATCATACGATCACGGCCTCGACCCAGCTAAGGGTGGAAAAGCCGCAGGATGGTACGAACAGGTCGAAGTACGTGACGATGGATTATGGGGACTCATCCGCTTTACAGAGACAGCGCGTGAAGAGATCAGTAAAGGTGAATGGAGATACTTCTCCGGTGAACATTATGATGAGTGGGAAAACCCCCACACTGGAGAGGTACATAACCTGGTCTTTAGCGGAGGAGCCCTTACTAACAAGCCATACGTAAAAGAAGGAATGGTCCCGCTAAACTTCTCTGATGTGTACGTTGAGAAGATGAACAGCGAGGTTAATATGGACGAGAATCCCGTAGTTGATGAGCATGTGCCGGAAGAGCACGCTGATCCTGACACAAATCAGAATCCGCCGCTCGAAGGTGCAAATACCGACGATTCGGAAGGATCGCGTGTGGACACACCACCGTTTGTTCCGTTAGAGACTCCTGTTGATGCTAGGCTTAGGGAAGTCCTCGGACTTGATCCTGATGCTGATATCATCAAGGCGGTCGAGAACGTGATGGCAGAAGTTAAGCCAATGCGTGAAGCAGCTAAGGAACACAGTGAGCGCAAGTCCTTTGCTGAGCGTTATCCTGCTGAGGCTGCAAAGCTTGCACGCCTTGAGGCTAAGGATAAGGACATGAATGCAAAGGCGTTCTCTGAGCAGTTTCGTATGCTTCATGATGATGGTGGAAAGCCTACGAATAAGGGCTTTCCTGCTGTAGTGATCAATAAGCTCGAGGAAGTTCACAAGAAGTTCAGTGAAGGCAATGCTAACGTGGTTGACTTCACTGAAGTGGTTGAGCTTATTGGTAAGACTGGCATGGTTGATTTTGCGGAGCAGGGTTCTTCACGTACTGATTCGTACATGGATAACATTACTCCCAAGAACAGTGCCAAGGCATTTGCAGATAAGGTTCTTGAGACGCAGGAAAATGATCAGGTTGACTACAATACTGCAACTAAGATTACCGCAGAGAAGTATCCTGATCTGTTCGACGCGTACCAGGCTTCTATCCCTGGGAGGAATAGGTAATGGCAACTGGTAACTTCGTACTCGATAAGGGTTATACGGCTGCCGTGGCAATTACGAAGTACAGGGCAGTTAAGTTCTCAGCAGAAGAGACTGTAACTCCTGTTACCGCAAAGACTGATGTGGTTGCTGGTGTTGCACAGTACGCCGTCGCTACTGGTGAGATTACTAAGGGTAAGCTCGCAAGCATTCGTGTTATGGGTGCAACCGAGTTTGAAGCCAATGGTACTTGCACTGTAGGTGCACTTGCTGGACTCAATGCTGATGGTACCGTTCATGATGCCGTTACTGGTGATCGTGTTATCGGTATGTTTCGGCAGGGTGCAGCAACCGGCGGCCGTGCTTCTGTCCAGCTGGGTCTCCCAGGCAATATCATTTAATAGGGGGCGTAAATGTATGACGCATCCGATCTTTACGTAGACCCCTATTTAACTAACTTCGCAACCGGATATCGTGATCCGCAGTATTACGCAGACGTTCTTGCACCACCTACAACGGTGCAGACGAAATCCGGTAAGTATCGTGTGTTCGATAGGTCGAACCGTCTGATCTTCCCTGACCTTCGTGCTCCCGGTACTGTGGCGAACGAAGTTAGGGGTAGGAAGTGGTCAGAGGATACCTTCAGCACGAAGCAGCATTCACTTCAGACATTCGTCACTGACGAAGAGCGTCGTGAGTATGCAAGTGCTGGTGGTCTTTCTAATCCCGCTTTCGGTGGCGGTCTTAACATCAACGTCGAAACTGACGCTGTTGCAGTGATCGTCGGTTCTTTGCAGAGGAAGCACGAGAAGCTAGTTGCTGATACTGCACGCAACACCGCAACATATCCAGTAGGAAATACTGTAACTCTTGCTGGTTCACAGCAGTGGGATGACTACACGAACGGTGTTACTTCGGTATCCGATCCTGTGTCAGCTATTCTTGCTGGTGTTCGTAAGATTACAGGTCTTATTGGTCAGCCTCCTAACCTTCTCATGCTTCCGAATGCAGGTCTTTCATACATCGAGAATCATCCTCGTGTTGTTCAGCGGTTCCAGAATTTCTCACTCCAGATTCCTGATGCTTTCCTGCTCCTGACTGGATTCCAGGGTAAGGTTGTTACTGTTGGTGTTGGTGACGATATCTACAACACGGCAGATAACATTGACGCTACTTTTGCTTCGGGTAGTTTCTGGGGCAAGGACGTCATCCTTGCTTATGTTGATCCTGGTGACGGCATGAACATTCAGACGTTCATGAAGACGTTTGTGTATCCTCAGCTCGGTGGAGAGTTGAAGCCTATCGACAGGTGGCGTGAAGAGGCTCGTAAGTCAGACCTGTTCCGTCAGACCTGGGAATACGATATCAAGGTTGTTAACTCGTCTGCTGGCTACATCATCAAGACCGCTTGGTCCTCTACTGCCTTCTAAGGAGGGATAATGGCTGAAACAATGTACGCATGGTCGAGAATCCTCTATGGGGCAGAGACAGACGATAATGGTAATGTTCTCGGTCCCAAGGCGTTTGAAGTT